TGGTTCTCTGCTATCCTGCGTGCTTCCAGTATTCTGGCATATTCGTTCCGTTGTCCCACCAGACCAGGAGCGTTCCAAGCTGGCGGTTGCCAACCCCTAGAGGTGTAGCCTGCTGGCAGTGGCTCAGTGTATGGCGCACTAGCTCCACGGGTATTAAACATAGCCGATCCTCCTGGAAGGAACTCACCAACGCCAAAGTCATCTGCCCATTTCATTTGCGGGACAGGGGCAAATAGATGCTGGTTCCTGTAAATGTAGCTCGGATCGTTGACATGGTCGCCCATCTCATAGATGGCTCCACCCGGCTCGAACTGGACGTAACCCGGCATGGGTTGCGCCCACGGCCCTACGGCACCACCGGCACCACCGGCACCACTTGGCGTCAATCTTGGAGAAGGAGCATTAAAAGGCGAGTAGTCAGAGGCCGGGTGAATTGGTGTATCGAGAGCATAAGGGTTGCGCTGAATGTGGCCAGGATATTCCGATACGGGCTTGTATTGAGAGGCCGGGTGAATTGGTGTATCGAGAGCATAAGGGTCGCGCTGAATGTGGCCAGGATATTCCGGAGGAGGCGCCGGAGTATATGTTGGTCGGTTGTCTCTACCGGTCTGGCTGGCAACGGTGTCGTACATCCTAGCGAGTTGATCCTCCCCAGGAAAACTGAAGTCGGCCTCCTCAAGAACAGGGCCAGTGTCGGGTCCCCACGGGTCGGGCAGTGATGGGCCAAACTGTGCATCTTTACCGACGGCTTGTTGTGCGTTCCATACTGCCTGCGCAGAAAACTGTTCAGGATTCTTCAAGACCCATAATTCGTCTGCTGTTGGTGCCATATTACTTCTCCTTAGCTCGGCGGTTTGCCGTAGGCAACACGCCTGTTCTGATACTGCTCTAGTTCCGGTAAATCAGGGACTACGTCTTCAGGTGTCATTCCGACCTGGGTCGGCATTACCTCTGGAGGTACTCCCGGTGCGCCACCCTCTTGCTGGGGTAACGGCATTGGTTCCTGTTGTCCAGCCGATTGTACCATGCCCTGTAACGGACTGGGCTGGCCCATCATCTCGGCCATTCTCTGTTTCACCATCACGTCCACCAACTGCTGGATCTGCTCTGGTGACATAGACGGTAGGTTGTCGGGATTAGCGCGTTTCTCGGCTAGTTTCACGACTTCCTTGTTCTCGGTCAGCCACTCCTGCTCTGCTGCCTTCACGCTAGTCTGTGAGATCTCCTTAGACTGTGCAGGCAAGAGCTGTTCGCGGATTCTCTGCCGGATCAGGTCTGGATGCTCAAACTCCAGCATTTCCAATATGGTCTGGTCATCGACCAGCGGTTTACCGTCTACTCCTCCCGTGCGGTAAGCCTGTGCCAGTTGTGCCTTGACCATCCTATCCTGCGGTAGTTCGGGCGTAATAGTCACGGCAACGTGGGTACGGCCGTCAACGTCACCAGGCTTTATTTCCACCAGGGTTGACTTACGTGACCCGTGTTCGTATACATAGTTAGAGTCACCCGTCGGAACCTTCAAATAGGCGCCATCCATCACTCCGAACTTCTCTACTAACTGGAGCTTATGCGCGAAGTCCCATCCGAGCGCGAGTTCGAGGTTTGTCTTCTTGTCGTGTATCTTATCGAGGATCTGCGAGAGAACCTGTGACACGGCGAAACCGGACTGCAAACTGCTGGGTTCCGCTCCCCATGCTATTTCAGGTATACCGCCCAGCTGCTCATCGGCTTTCAACCAGCCCATAAGCTGGGAAAGCACCTGTGCGTTCGGGGTCGGCTGAATCACCGTAACCTTGGCGTCAGGCGGGATATGGCTCTCCACTCCGGGCATCCCGGAGTCTAAAATCACGGCCTGTCCTGACGCTGACTGTACCAGCACTTTAGGCCAGTAGAACAAATCAACACCGGTCGCTAACTTGGACGCGGCAGCATATTGCTGCTTGAGGCTATCCATGATCGGGCCGAGTACCGAGTTATACGCCCAGCGCATATCGGCCAGGGGAGTGTCCATGCAGTGAGCTTCACAAATGGGGACAAACCCGTAGTCATGCCTGTTCACCCACACCAGTTGCTCATCCACCAGCAGGGCGTGCCACTCCTTATCCCAGTATTCGACTACTGGTACTTTCTGGTTCTCGTCGTCAGGCAGTTGCGGCATGTTGCGTTTCTTGCCGTCAGACTTCTCAGCTAACTCTGCCTGTATATCCCAGACGTAGCGTTTGTATTCTTTTGTATACCAGCCGATACCGTTTTCGCCCCACACGCTAAATACCATATTCGGGTCAGTTACGATAGTGCGGATCGGCATACAGTCACTACCGAGATAGCCTACATCGAAGCGGGTTTCTATTACACCCCTGCCCCTGAGCAGATACCAGTAGACGAACTTACGCCACGGGTTTTGTTTTGTCTCCATCATGTACTGCCGCTGATAACCGATAAGCCAGTTCTCCAGCTTGGTACATGCTTTTTGTTCCTGTTCGCCAGTGCTTCGAGGGATCACCTGTACCTTGGTAGTTGCCCGAACATTGAGCAGGGTGAGGAACTTCTCCAAGATTGCCCTGGCTCTGGCTGGCCGGATCTGAGTTGCCCTGCCTCCTGATGTCGCCATGTCTGCCGCATCGCGGGGCGTATTCCACTGGGCGGTAAATAACTCTTCCACCTCTTTTGAGAACTCGTTGGCCTCGTTATAGAGTTCACGGGCAAAATGGTGCTGGTCAAGCACCCACATCGCATCAGAGGGTTTGTCTTTTCTTGCTGGCATAATCTTTAACCTTTCTGTCCTAACCCTTCTCGCCCACGGACAGTTCCACGGGGAAGTACCCCCGGGGCAACCTTGGGTCTGCCTGATTGAACGGTATATTCCTCACTACTGGGTCAAAGGAGGATGAGATGTAGGGAGCGTAAAACTTCTGTAACTCCAGGGGGATTGCGTCCAAGCCATGCTGTGCGGCCCACGGTAAAGACTCTGCCCAAAACTCTCTTGCTCCTCCCCAGCCCGGCCTATATGTGTCAAACCCCGGAAACCAATTCAACATCTGCTGGAATGACTGCCCTTGAGTATGGGGATCCCACCAATCTTGTCTCCCCCACCGACCAGGCGTATTGCGTCCTACACGACGGTGTAGCCGGTCGAGATAATCATTTATAGCAGCGTCGTATCTCTGGAGAGTAAAATTCGGCCAGGGTGGAAGCATGCCACCAGGCTCCCTCTCAGGCCTCATAAAGTAATTATGGTGAGCATACTCGTGCGCTAAAGTCTGGCTACCATACGGCAATCCTGTATTCATAAGGTTCTGATAGAACGGATCCATCGTCATTACTGAGCCATCCTCGAATCGGTAAAGGTCAGAAGGAAGTGGCTTACTTCGGTCAAGCGGCGTTGGATAGGATCTGACTTCTATTTGGCCCGGAGTGGTGTATCTACCAAGCCAACCTTGTTCTGACAAGTGACCGGGCGGTACTTCCATAATCTCTACATGTGGCGCGTGAGGCTCCCCCATCATCTCGGTTAATGCTTGGGCCGTATAATACGGCCTACCAGCAGCGGCTCTTTGTGTAGCTTCTATGGGATCTTTGCGCAGGAACTTTGGCGCCTCGAAGTTCGGCAGGTCATACCCTGCGTAACCTGGCGGGCCTGGCCGCGTAGGCGGAACATCTCCGGGAGTAGGGTCAATGCCCTGATCATCCCATAGAGTTGGATGATCATAAGCGCTCACTGGCTTTGGAATACTCGGTCTTTGCGGAGTAAACCTATCCTGCCTGCCACCCGGTGGCAGGCTTGGCATAGGTTTGGATGGTCTAGAGACAGCCGCAGGTGGAGCCGGCTTTGTACGCAATGAGGGGCGGTCTACATAGCCGACAGAAGACACGTTGGTGCTTGTGCGGTTACGTCTATTGGCTCTACCGCCGGGTGTTCTTGACCTGTTCGCCATCTGTTTTATGCGAATGAAGCTAATAATTTCACTACATCTTGGAAATAACTGCCAGCGACCGTACTGGGGTCACGTTCTGTCCACTGGTCCAGCATTCGCTGTAACCCTTCTACCAGCCCTTCCAGTCCCATCGGCTGTGGTTGTTGACCTTGCTCGGCCATCAACTGCTCCATAAGCCACGGAGGGGGCGCTCCTGCGGGCGGGCCGAGTTGTCCGGGCGGCATCGGCATGTTTGGGGTCGGCGGCCGCATCCCCTGCGGTCCGACTGGAGGCCGCATCCCTTGCGGTCCGTTTGGTGTATGTGGCATCTGGTTCTCCTATAGTCCGTAAGACATCTCAATCTGCCTACCGACACTGGTGGTCGTTGGTGCGAGTAAGTCCCACGTCGGCTGGCTCTGGGCGGTAAGCAAATGGTCGGCTGCCCGCCAGGCCCAGTATACTGCATCTAACGTATCGTCGTGAGCGGATTTCTCTCCGAAGCGCACCCACTCGTCACGGAATGTTTTCAGGAAAGGCGACTGGGCGTCACTCACCTTTACCCTTCCGAATTGAAAATCGGGCAGCATCTGGTTAATCCGTTCCGCTTTGCCCTTGACCGCCTTTCTCCCTAAAAGGGGAAGGCGAAGTCCGTTCTCTCTCATTCTACGCATCAACGCCTGGTAGAACACTTCTCCTCCGGCGTTAGTCTCCAGCAGGATCCTGCCGGGGTTATCAGCAGAGGCCATTGTAAACAGGGCGTTCTCGGCCTCGGCCTGGTTCACCCGTCCAACGAAACCGCCTGCT